GGCCTTTGTTGGCATGAAAGAAGATAGTATGGACGATAACGTCGATACTTTCGCTGCTAGTGATCCAGCACTAGGCGTTACTATTGGTGTTGCAGTACAACGTACTGGCGCTGGCGCAATGACTATTAAAAATGGTGCAAGTGCTACACTTGGCGTTGGTGTTGCATTGCATGATCACATCTATGGTTATCTTGGCCAGTATCCCGATAAGACTGCGGTATCTGTACTAACACGCGGTCGTTGCTGGGCAGCAGTAGATTCTGGCACTGGTATTAACGATGGTGTTGGTTGCAAAGCCGATGCGGTTACAGGCAAGTTTAATACTACTGGCGTTGCAGTAACGAATGCAGTATTTCGTTCGCAAGCCATTAGTTTGTTGAACGCGGATGGTGTAACTACTACACTTGCTGCTGTTGTAGAACTTCACAATCCCAACGTTTAACATCATTAGTTAGGGGAAACAAACTATGCCTGGGCCACTGGAACACATTCATTACGATGAGTCAGATGTAGCAATGTTGGCCAATGCGCCCATTGTTAAGAATAATTTTCGTGAGGATACCGATACAATCTTTCTAGCACGTCAGCTAGATTATGTGCGCTCTACTACTTACGATCGGCAGCTTCCTGCAACGAATGCCGATGCGCTAGTTCCGGATGATACTAGTATTCCGGAATGGGCTGAAAACGTTACTCAATATGCATACGATATGGTTGGTATGGCGAAAGTTGTATCAAACTATGCAGATGACCTACCGCGCGCGGATGTCAGAACGGTGTCGCGATCTGTTGGTGTTAGGACTCTTGGTGATAGTTACGGTTATAATATCAATGAGTTGCGCGCTAGTCGCGCTCAAGGTATTGGGCTAGATAGCAGAAAAGCTGCCGCCGCCAGGAGAGCAATGGACCTTAAAGTTATGTCCATTAAGCTAAATGGCGATACTATGTATGGTTTGTATGGATTGTTTACACATCCTAACATTCCTGTACAAGTATTGCCGGTTGTTGGCGATTGGACAACGCTTACTGGTGATCAAATCCTTACTAATCTTATTGCTTGGGTAACGGGTTATCAGAACCAAGTAAAAGGAACGCACGCGCCAACTCATCTTGAATTGGCACCGAAAGCGTTTACTGCCGCATCGACTAAATTCATTACTGCGGCGGGTAGTATGGTTACGCCGATGATGTGGTTTCGTTCGCAGTATCCGAATATTACAGTAGAGAATATTTGGGAACTTACTAACGCTGCATCTAGCGGAACTAAGGATTTGGGCCTACTTTACGAGCGTAGTGCGGAAAACATCGCGCATATGTATGTTATGCCGTTTTCGCAACTTCCTCCGGAAGCACGCAATCTAGAAATCGTTACTGATTGTATTGCTCGTTCTGGTGGCGTTAACATTTTCTATCCGCTTGCACTACTTTCTGCACTTACTACTTAATGCCAAGTAAAAGCAAAGCACAAGCTAAGTTTATGCGTGCAGCAGCGCATAGTAAAGGTTTTGCTAAGAAAGCTGGTATTTCGCAGAAAGTAGCTAAAGAATGGAGTAGTGCCGATAAGAAACGCGGCACGAAACAATTGCCTAGTAGAAAGGGTAAGTAACCATGCCTACAGTTGTTAATAAAACTGAACGTCTTATCAATACTCATGATATGACGCCCATCCCGCCAGGGGTTGCAACGGAAATTTCCGATGAAGCGTTGGCTAACGCAACAATTGCACAAGCTATTACGGATGGTTTCTTGGAAAACACCAGTGAACCAGCCGGAACACGTATTGGTGCCAAGACAGAACAATCTAATCAGCAACAGCCCAATCAGCAACAGCCCAATCAGCAGCGAACCAATCCGCCCAATCCAAATCAGCCAAACCCCAATAAGTCATAAGGAACGGCGCATGGTAGAACGCTTCAATAAACCTACAGTAAAAGGCGTTATTACTAGTCCGCAACAGGCTTATTTGTTGAATCCTGGTAATAACAATATTTTGGTTAATCGACTAACTACTGTTGCCCATATTACGCCTACAATTGCTACTAATTTGCCACCAGTGCAACAATCGTCTTCCGCTGGCAGAAACGTTCCTGTTAGAACTGGAAGAAGGTAAGTGTCGGAACGCGCACAGATCATTGAAACGCCACCACATTACGATGTTGTGGTGGCGTTTATGACTGTTTTCTTTCCACAATACTTTGATCCTGAGTCGCCCAGTTATGTCGATCCAGAAATAATGAAGCAACTGATTTGGTTAGCTGAAGAAGCTAGACCGTGGTGTTTACCGGAAGGTAAACAAGATTTTGCCCAAGCTATGTATGCAGCGTATTTGGTATCATTACGCAGTGAGACTAGTTCTGGTAGTATAAGTATTCCAGTTGCTGGTCCGATTGTTTCAGAAAAGGAAGGTGATATTCAAGTAAACTATGCTGCGCCAGCTTCTGGTGGTTCAACTAGTTCTGCATCAAAACGTCCTGCATCTGATCCGTGGGATGCATGGAATAAACTATGGTCAATTTGTGGTAGAGGCGCGATTACCACTCGTTTCGGTGATCCGATGCGTAATGGAGTTGTAGTAAGTAATGAATTGGTAGTAAGAGCCAGAGCAATATGACAGTAAAAGTAATAGATAAAGACTTAGGCTATAAACGCATTGCTTTGAACTTCAAAGAATTGAAGGGCAAAGGGGTTAAAGTAGGTATCATGGGCAGTCAAACTGCTGATGGTACTTCTATTGTTGATTATGCTACTTATAATGAATTCGGTACCGCAAGGATACCGGCTAGACCATTTATGACCATAACTGCTGATAAAAATCGTGATAAAGTGCAGGCATTTACTGGTCATTTGGTCGGTCGGATGATCGATGGTAAACTAGATTCCACTAGTGTATTGAAAAACCTTGGGGAATGGTATCAAGCACAAATGCAACTAAGTGTGCGAAGTGCGAAAGATTGGGCAATTCCCAATGCACCAAGTACAATTGCCATGAAAGGCTCTAGTTCGCCATTGATTGATAAAGGTAGACTAGTACAAGCTATTCGTTACGAAATAGTTGGCGATACGAAGAATAGTGCTAGTGTTACTGCTAAACCGAGTAAATATAGTGAAGGTGCAGCTAGATTGGCTTCAAGATTAGCAGGCATGAAGTAGTGGCAACATCGTTCCGCAAACCATTTCAGGTATTGAAGCGGAATATTGGCTATTTTGCCAACGGTATCTACCATATTGACGATCAAGCTGGCACAATCATTACTGTGCAAGCTACCATCCAAATGCCAAATGTTGGCGATAAGATGAAAATTGACGAATCGCCTTATGGTAGGCGAGCCGCTCGTTTTATTACGGTTTATACTGACACTCGACTAAATTGCGTGCAACAAGAAATTCAAGGAATGCGTAATGCTTACGCTGGTGACATAATTTTCTATGATGACTCGCAATACCTGATTTTTGGCGAATATGACTATACTATGCTTTCTCGGTCTAGAAGCACAAGTGTCTCCCATTGGAAATATCTCGCTTGCGAGACAATTGAAGGATTTGTGGAAGAAGTGGCACCGTGATACCTAAGCTATATGATCTAATAAATCACGCAATCAATACTGTCGGCCAGGAGAACATCCAAATCATCTGGTCGTTTCAAAATGCTGTTAGAGTTAATAAGCCATATATTACACTAAACTATACTGCCGACGATTTGCCTGATCATGAATGGTATAGTAATGAAATCGATGAACGTGGTTTTAGAACAATGTCGTCTTGGCGTAAAGCGGTAGTAGATTTGCAAGTATATGCTGCACATGATTCGTTGCGCTTGGCAAATAGACTATCACAACTCCTGGCGACAGAAGTTAGCTTAGAACAACAACAACGACTGGATGTATCGATCGGTAATAGATTGATGTTGCAACGTATACCGGCGTTACTGAATAATTCGCAGTATGAAGATAGAGCAATTTACCACTTTGATTTCTACTATACTGAGAACTACGATGAAGACGTAGGCTTCATCGCAACAGTAGTTATCGAAGGCGATTATAGTGGATCGCTAACTAATCAAACCTGCGAAGAAACAATATCTATTCCCTACATTGAGACGCAACCTCCGGGTAATGTCGGCACACCAGATGAAGGACAACCATAATGGCGAATATTGATCGTATCGTTCAAGTATCTATTGCACTACGCACTGCTGGTATTACTTCAGCAACCTTTAGTGATTTGTTGTTGTTTGGCCCATTTATTAAACCGGCTGGTAGCACAGCTAATGTATATATCATTACTGATCCGGATGAACTACTGGATACCTTTGGTATCGTAGATAGTGATGATCCAATGTATCAGGCGGCATCTACCTTCTTTAGTCAAATACCACATCCGCCACGTTTGTTTATTGGTTTCGATGCCAATTCGAGCGATGTTGCGGCTGATCTAGCAGCATTGTCTGATGAGAATAATGATTGGTATGGTATTTGTAACGTTAAGCATGACAGTACACAAGTACTAGATATTGCTGATTGGGTAGAAGCCCATGAAAAGATTTTCGTTACTACACTGCATGATAGTGTAGATATTTCGGCACCACCAACCGATACTACTTC